GAGCTTCGCATCCGTGCCTTTGAGGAGAACAACCCAAGGCTGATGAAGGTGGTGATGAAAGACCTTGAGTCTCGCTCATCATCCTACTCATACAAACGCAGGAAGCTGATTGAATCAGCGAGGCGTGACGGTGTTGAGTGGCAGTCATGGACACAGCGTGAACGCCTCTTGGTGGGTAACGCTATGATTGACCTGACCATCCAGCACACTGGTCTTGTCACGCACAAGATGGTCACCTCTGGTGGCAAGAAACGTAGGCTTATCCTACCAACCGATACTACGATGGAAGCCATCAAGGACTTGAATGCCTTCAAGGAAATCCTCAAGCCTGACTTCTATCCTTGTGTTGTCCCACCCCGTGATTGGATTAGCCCTTACGATGGTGGGTATCACTCGCACCACATCCGTCCATTGACAATGGTGAAGACGGATAATCACAATTACCTGTCGGAACTGAAACACTTTGATATGCCGCAAGTCTACGGTGCAGTCAACGCCATGCAAAGGACACCATTCAAAGTAAACACAGACATCTTGGATGTGCTTCGTGAGGTGTGGAGTACGGGTATCGACTTACCTACCTTGCCACCGTCAGAGAACTACCCTATCCCGGCAAAGCCACAGGACATTGCCACCAACAAGGAAGCACGGACAGCGTGGAAACGGGAAGCTGTCATCATCCATACGGAGAACAACAGGCTCGACTCCAAGCGGCTCTTGTTGAGAAAGACCATCGAAGTGGCTGACAAGTTTCAGGATGAGCCAGAGTTGTACATGGTCTACCAGCTAGACTTCCGTGGCAGGGCATACTGTGTTCCTAACTATCTCAACCCACAGGGCACTGACTTTGCCAAGTCACTGTTGGTCTTTGCTCACGGTAAAGAAATAGACGAGGGTGGGGCTTGCCACCTTGCCATCCACGGGGCTAACTGCTTCGGGTTTGACAAGGTATCTCTGCAAGACCGAATTGATTGGGTGCAAAAAAATCAGGAGCAAATCCTGTCTTGTGCATCTGACCCATTGGGTGACCTCTGGTGGGCAAAGGAAGCTGACTCACCATTCCAGTTCCTTGCCTTCTGCTTTGAGTGGGCTGGCTGGTGTGCCCAAGGTGATGGCTTTGTCTCTCACCTTCCTGTGTCTGCCGATGGCTCGTGTAATGGACTGCAACACTTCGCCGCCATGCTTCGGTCATCTACCACAGGCAAGGAAGTCAACCTCATCCCTGATGATGAACCACAGGACATCTATCAGAAGGTGGCTGACCGGGTGACTGAGAAGCTTGGCACGATGGATGACCCTCTGGCAAAACTCTGGCTGGAGTTTGGTGTCAAGCGTGGATGCACCAAGCGTCCGTGTATGGTGTTGCCCTACGGGGGTAAGCAGTATTCCTTCTCTGACTTTGTGATGGACTACATCGTAGAGCAGAAAGAGAAAGGTAATATGCACCCCTTTGGTGAGGATGCTTTCAAGGCATCAACCTTTCTTGCCAAGGTTATCTGGGACTCGATTGGTGAGATTGTCCATGCCGCAACAGACGCAATGGCATGGCTTCAGAAAGCATCACGGGTAGCCAGTAGCGAGGGCTTGCCAATCAGGTGGGATACCCCGTGCAACTTCCCGGTGCTTCAAGCCTACCCAGAAACCCGTCCGTTCAGGATTGAGACTAAGCTTCTTGGTTCTGCTTTCCGTCCTGCCTTGTACAAAGAAACAGGCAAGCTGGATAAGAACCGTCAGTCCAATGGCATCAGCCCCAACTTTGTACACAGCATTGATGCGGCACACATGATGATAACGATTGACGTTGCCAAGCAGTGTGAAATCTACAGCTTTGCGATGGTGCATGACAGCTACGGTACTCATGCGGCAGACGCAGAGTTGATGTGGTGGTGTCTCCGCAAGGCTTTCGTTGAGATGTACTCTCAGGTGGATGTCTTGGAAGACTTCCGCATTGACCTGTTGGATTTACTCCCAGCGCATCGTCATGCAGAGATTGACCCCGTGCCTACCAAGGGTGACCTCGACATTAGTGTTGTAGAGGACAGCCCATTCTTCTTCGCCTGATACTATCCACTCAGGCATTTAATACCCACCATATTAGACCAACAGAACATTCTGCTGGTCTTTCTACAAGAGGACACTATGGAAGAACTCCTTGAAATCTATGAAGAAATGGATGTCGCAGTACCTGTAGATGTCCTCACCGAAGCTGTAGGTAACTACGGTTTTATTATTGAAACCAACTATCCATTGGAGGATGAATAATATGGCAAATGATTTTGTCAGCTACACCACTAACACTGGTATCGCCATCTATCCGCATCTCACTCAGCCTGACACCAAGTTCAATGCGAACGGTGAATACAAGGTGAGCCTGTCTCTGACTGAGCAAGAGGCCGCACCTCTGAAGAAGCTGATTGAGCAAGAGAAAGTCAAGGCGATGGCTATGATTCCTGAAGGCAAGAAAGCCAAGGAATCGGATGACCCCTACTTTAACGAGACTGATGATGAGGGTCAGGAAACAGGACGCACGGTCTTCAAGTTTAAGATGAAGGCCAAGGTGCAGAACAAGCAAGGCCAGACGATTGAGCTACAGCCACGCCTGTTCGATGCACAAGGCACTATCTTTACACCCGACTCTGTGTGGGGTGGTTCTAAGATTCGTGTCTCGACTGACCTTGTTCCCTATTACGTTGCCGCTGTAGGTGCTGGTGTATCCCTGCGTCTGAAGGCGGTTCAAATCATTGACCTCAAATCAGGTGGGGGTGCTGATGCTTCGGCCTATGGATTTTCCGCAACGGAAGGATTTACTGCGCCAGAGAAAGAGACAGCCCCGGATACGGACTTCTCTGATGAAGAAGACTTCTAGAAAATCTATCTATCGAAGTGGACTTGAAGAGAAGGTTGCAGACGAACTGACCCAGCTTGGCGTGGACTTCCACTATGAGCCACCCGGCTGGGTGCAGTACAGAAAACCACCGTCTAAATACAAGCCTGATTTTGTCCTACCCAACGGCATCATCGTTGAGACAAAAGGACAGTTCCTAAGTTCAGACCGTTCCAAGCATAAGCTTATCAAGGAACAGAACCCGGACTTGGTAATCAGGTTTGTCTTCTCTAACTCTAAAACAAAAATCGGAAGCAAATCGAAAACAACCTACGGGATGTGGTGCAGTCGCTACGGCTTTGAGTATGCAGACAAGTCCATCCCTACTAGCTGGTTGAACGAGGAGCTATCCCCTCACCAGAAGGAAGCAAGTCTTTGCTTAGTGAAATGCAAACGAGAAACGAAACGAAAGAAATCATAGTCCACTGTGCGGCGACAAAGCCAAGCATGGACATCGGTGCATCTGATATTGATAGATGGCATCGGGAACGTGGTTGGCTGAAGATTGGCTACCACTTTGTTATCAAGCGAGATGGCACTGTCGAGACAGGCCGTGAAAAGGAAGAGGTTGGGGCACACGCCAAAGGCCACAACAGCGCATCTGTTGGCATCTGTATGGTAGGTGGTCTGTCTGAGGACAATGAGCCTGAGACAAACTTTACCGCAGAGCAATGGAGTGCGTTGGAGACTTTGGTAGATGACCTGAAAGAAACCTACCCGGACGCAAGCGTCATCGGTCACAACGACATCTCATCCAAAGCTTGTCCAACTTTTAATGTAGGAGAATGGTATGACGGATACAGCACTGCCTGAGTCAGTCTGTGTTCGCCACGAGCCATGTCCAGAGTGCGGTTCTAGGGATAACCTAGGCCGCTACTCAGACGGGCATGGGTACTGTTTCGGATGTGGTTATTATGAGAAAGCTGAAGAAGAAATGTTCCAATCCAGTGGCGAAGAGTTTGGCTTCACCTCAGTACAAGACGAGAGTAGTGAAGTCCAAGAAAGTGTATTCACGAAAGGGCAAATCAAAGCCCTTTCAAAACGTGGTATCAACCAAGATACCTGTCAAAAGTTTGACTACCGTGTTGCAAAACACAACGGGGTATCCTGTCAGGTAGCGAACTATCACCACAACCAGAAGCTTGTAGCACAGAAGCTCCGATACCCTGACAAGACGTTCAGTTGGATTGGTAATGCTACCGGGCTGTATGGTCAGTGGCTGTGGCGTGACGGTGGTAAGATGGTGGTGGTCACCGAAGGTGAACTCGACTGCCTTTCCGTCAGCATGATACAGCAAAACAAATGGCCTACCGTGTCCGTCAAGAATGGGGCACAGGGGGCGAAGCGTGACATACAGAAATCTCTTGAATGGCTTGAGAGCTTTGAAACAGTGGTGTTCATGTTCGACATGGATGACGCTGGGCAGTCTGCCGCCAGAGCCTGTGCCTCTGTACTCACGCCGGGTAAGGCAAAGATTGCACAGCTTCCCCTCAAGGATGCCAATGAGATGCTCATGGCGAACAGAGGGAAAGAGATTATCTCTGCCATCTGGGAAGCCAAGACGTTCAGGCCAGACGGTATCGTTCATGGCTCTGACCTATGGTCAACCATATCAACCAACGAGGTTGTCTATTCTGTGGACTACCCCTTCGTTGGCCTCAACGACAAGACGCATGGCCTTCGCAAGTCAGAGCTAACCACCATCACTGCCGGGTCTGGCATTGGTAAGTCAGCACTGGTTCGTGAGATTGGCTATGACCTAATCAAGAAGGGAGAGCGAGTTGGCTTCATCATGCTTGAAGAAACCGTTAAGAGAACGGCTCTTGGCCTCATGGGTTTACACCTCGACAAGCCTTTACATCTGGGTCTTGAGCCTGTTGAAGCTGATGCGCTTCGTGATGCTTTTGGTGCTGTCATCGGCAATGGCCGGGTTTATTTCTATGATGCTTTTGGTAGCACCGCTATCGAAAATCTCTTGGCTAGAATCAAGTTTCTTGCTAAAGGAGAAGAGTGCGATTGGGTTATTCTTGACCACTTATCTATTGTGGTTTCTGGTCTTGGGGACGGTGATGAAAGACGATTAATCGACAACGCAATGACAGCCTTGCGTACCCTTGTCCAAGAGACAGGAGTGGGGTTGATACTGGTGTCCCACCTCAAGCGGCCTGACGGTAACAAAGGCCACGAGGAAGGCGCACAGACCAGCCTGTCCCAGCTACGGGGTAGCCATGCTATCGCCCAGCTATCGGACATGGTGATTGGCCTTGAGCGTAACCAACAGGGTGAAGACTCCAACGTCACAACTATCCGTGTGCTGAAAAACCGCTTCAGTGGTGAGTGTGGGGTGGCTTGCCACGCAAAGTACAATCCACTGACGGGACGGATGCAGGAGTGCAATCCAGATTTTGAAGAGGTAGAGAATGAGTTCTAACATGAAAGATGTAACACGAGAAATGATGGTGTCTCAGTTCCAAAAGGCAATGGGGCAACCTATGAATGTTCCTTACTCAAAAAGTGATTTGCATTTACGGATGCGGCTTATCAATGAGGAAGTCAAAGAGCTAGAAGAAGAAGTTAAAAAAGCAAGGCGACAATTAGATGCGGATGCGAAGGTTTCTGATGAAGTCAAAGAAAACATCCTGAAGGAACTGTGTGACATCATGTATGTGGTGTCAGGGTTTGCTGTTACCTTCGGTCTTCCTGTCCAACCAGCCTTTGTTCGTGTTCACCACTCCAACATGAGCAAGCTCGTGGATGGCAAACCTGTGGTTGACGCTGGTGGTAAGGTACTCAAGGGTGAGAACTACTGCCCACCTAGCATGAAAGGTTTGCTATGAGATATGTGTTTGATTTAGAGACTGACGGACTACTTGATGATGTCTCTACCATACACTGTCTTGTCCTCAAGGACATCGACTCAGGTGAGATTATCAGCTACACCGATAACTGGCCTGAAGGTGCTAAGAGGTTGGAAGATGCTGACCTCATTGTAGGTCACAACATCATCAAGTACGACATTCCTGTATTGGAAAAGCTTGGTACGTTCCACCCCAAGGGTCTGGTGCGTGACACGCTGGTCTGCACCCGGCTCGTCTGGGCAGACATCAAGCAGTCAGACTTCACACGCACTGACTTCCCTTCCAAACTCATCGGCTCACACAGCCTACGGGCATGGGGTCACCGCATTGGTAACTACAAAGACGATTATCAGGGTGGCTGGGAAGCGTTCAATCAGGAGATGTGGGAATACTGCATACAGGATGTCGAGGTAACCAACACACTTTGGCAAAAGATTGTTGCCAAGGACTACAGTGAACAAGCAATGGAGCTAGAGCATGAGCTTACGCAAATTATTTTCCGGCAAGAAACTGCTGGATTTGCCTTTGACAGACAGGGTGCTTCTTCTCTCTATGCTCAACTCGCAACCCGGAAGCATGAGCTTGAAGAGGAACTCAAGAAGGCGTTCCCTGATTGGGAGATTAAAACGCCGTTTACTCCGAAGGTAAACTCAAAGAAGTTTGGCTACGAAAAGGGTGTGCCTACCTACAAGGTTAAGAAGGTAGAGTTCAACCCCGGTAGCCGTGACCATGTAGCTGACCGCCTGAAGAAACTGAAAGGCTGGGAACCTACAGAGTTTACCAATGATGGTAAGCCCAAGGTGGACGAAGAAGTTCTGTCACACCTACAGTACCCCGAAGCAAAGTTGCTTGTTGAATACTACACGCTCATCAAGCGGCTGGGGCAACTAGGCGATGGTAACCAAGCGTGGATAAAGGTAGAAAAACATGGGCGTATTCATGGTTCAGTCAACACTAATGGCGCAGTCACTGGAAGAGCCACTCATGCATTTCCGAATGTGGCGCAAGTCCCGGCCATCGGTGTTCCGTATGGGAAAGAATGTCGCTCACTCTTCACGGTTGCCGATGGCAATCGGCTGGTGGGCGTGGATGTAAGTGGCCTTGAGCTACGATGTCTAGCACATTTCATTGCAAAGTATGATGGGGGAGCATATGCGGATACCGTCATTAATGGCGACATCCATACAGAGAACCAGAAGGCGGCTGGGTTGCCCACCCGTAACCAAGCCAAGACCTTCATCTATGGATTCCTCTACGGAGCAGGGGCAGGAAAAATCGGGAGCATCGTTGGCAAGGGTGCAAAAGAAGGCGCAGTCCTCAAGTCAAGATTCCTGAAAAAACTACCAGCCCTAGACAAGCTAATCAAACAGGTGCAGAAAGCATCGCAACGTGGCTACCTTATCGGGTTAGATGGGCGACACCTCAAGGTTCGTTCACCTCATGCCGCACTCAACACTCTACTACAATCTGCTGGCGCACTTATCTGCAAGCAGTGGATTGTCGAATTTGACCGTGCCTTGAAAGAGGCTGGTCTTTCCGATTCATGTCAGCAAGTGGCATGGGTACATGACGAAATCCAACTAGAAGTAAAGGAAGGTATGGCTGATGAAGTCGGACAACTCGCAGTTAAATGTATCGGTAGGGCAGGAGATTTCTTCGGAGTTCGATGTGAACTCACTGGAGAATACAGAGTCGGTAGAAACTGGGCTGAAACCCACTAAGGAGAACCGTAAGAAGTTCGACATCGACTTGGCCTACGGGCAGATGCACGAAGACCAAATCATTGAGATGCTACGAGACAAGAAGCTTGAGGTAAAGACTGAGCGTGGGATGTGGACTAAGACAGGAAACATTGCCATTGAGTTTGAGTCTTACGGCAAGCCTTCGGGCATCAACGCTACGGAATCAGACTACTGGTTTCACAAGCTGGCAGTAGATGATGAAATCTTCTGTACGCTGGTCTTCGATGTACCAACATTGAAGAAGATTGTTGAGAAGCTTGACTACCACAAGGTTGTCAAAGGCGGTGACCATTACGCATCGAAGATGTTTCTGGTGAATCTGTCGAAGCTGTTCTCAACGGACACCCTTAAACTTTACCGTCAACTATCCACTGAGGTATGATATGCACAGAACATTGCTAATAGATGGCGACATCGTGGTCTATCAATACTCAAGCACAGTCGAGCATGAGATTGATTGGGGTGACGATGTGTGGTCATTGTGGGCAGATGCTAAAGAAGCCCAACAGTTAATCCTACAATACCTTGACATTCTCGTTGAGGAAACTGCGGCAGACGATTTCATCTTCTGCTTCAGCGACAAGGATAACTTCCGCAAGGACATCGACTCCACTTACAAATCAAACCGCAAAGGCAAGCGCAAGCCCGTCTGTTATAAGGCAGTCAAGGAATGGATTACAGACCATTACAAGACTGAGACTTGGCAGGGGCTAGAGGCTGACGATGTGATGGGCATCATGGCTACGGCAGATATGCTGGCTGGTGAGAAGGTAATCGTGTCAGAAGACAAGGACATGAAGACCATCCCCGGCTTGCTCTGGCGTTCAGGCGAGATGCTCAACATCAGTCAGGAACAGGCCGACTATTACCACCTGTATCAGACCCTAGTGGGTGACTCTACAGATGGCTACCCCGGCTTGCGTGGTGTGGGTGACAAGAGAGCGACAGAGCTACTCAAGACACCTACATGGGAAACCGTACTCAAAGCCTTTGAGAAGGCTGGGCAGACCGAAGAGGACGCTCTCGTCCAAGCAAGGCTGGCTCGTATTCTCCGGGCTAGTGATTACAACTTTGAATTTGGTCAGCCAAATATGTGGAGTCCTGAATGACACTACCAACCAACGCAGAGGAACGTAAAGCCATCCCCATCTATACCGGGTTTGTCAAATACTTTCCTGATGCAATGGCCGCTGTCGCCAAGATATCCCTGAAGGGTGGCATCCAGCATGGGCAAACGCCTGAGACATTGCATTGGGACAGGTCTAAATCAGGTGACGAACTAGATGCCATGATGCGTCATGTGATTGACGAGGATTGGGCACAGGTAGCTTGGAGAGCTATGGCTAACCTACAAAAGCAAATCGAAGAGGAACAGAATTAATGATACCTAACCAGCACTACGGGATGACACTCCCTATCTCAGAAGAAATTGACGCTATCAAGTACAGGCAGACAGGGGAAGACTTTTACTCAAAGGTTGTCCGTATTGCTGGGGCGTTGAAGGATGACCCTATCCACTTTGAAACATTCAAGGACATCCTTCGTCATATGAGGTTTCTCCCTGCTGGTAGAGTCCAAAATGCTATGGGTGCGGCACGGCAGACAACAGCGTTCAACTGCTTTGTCTCCGGCACTATCGAAGATAGCATGGACTCTATCATGCACCGGGCAACACAGGCCGCAGAAACCATGCGGCGTGGGGGTGGCATCGGCTACGACTTCAGCCGCCTTCGCCCACGGGGTGACCGCATCAAATCTCTCGACTCCAAAGCCTCTGGTGCTATCAGCTTCATGGGCATTTTTGATGCCGTGTGCCAGACCATTGCGTCATCTGGTCACAGGCGTGGAGCAGAAATGGGTGTTCTCCGCATTGACCATCCCGATATCGAAGAGTTCATCACAGCCAAGAACAACAGCGACAAGCTGACAGGGTTCAACATCTCCATCGGTGTAACAGATAAGTTCATGCGGTGCTTGGAAGATGGCACTCCGTTCCCTCTGGAGTTTGAGGGCGAGGTCTACAAAGAGGTAGACCCTGAGAACCTCTGGGACATGGTGATGCGTAGCACATGGGATTGGGCAGAGCCGGGTGTTCTGTTTATCGACACCATCAACAAGATGAACAACCTACATTACTGTGAGAAAATCGAAGCCACTAACCCATGTGGTGAGCAACCTCTGCCACCATTCGGTGCGTGTCTGCTGGGTTCTTTCAACCTACCGAAGTATGTGCTTGATGGTAAGTTTGACTACGGCCTATTCATCAATGACATCTATCAGGTTGTTAGGGCGATGGACAACATTGTTGACCGTACAACCTACCCACTGACAGAGCAGGAAACTGAAGCAAAGAACAAGCGTAGGATGGGGCTTGGTGTTACAGGCTTGGCTAACGCTGGTGAGATGTGTGGTCTGCCATACGCCTCTGAGCAGTTTATGGAGTTTACTGAGACTGTGCTTGAGTGCTTGCGTGACCACTGCTACTCCGCATCGGCTGACCTTGCAGAAGAGAAGGGTTCGTTCCCTCTGTATGACCAATACCACTATATGCAGAGCAAGTTCATCAAGACCCTGCCGACATGGGTACAGGAAAAGATTGAACGTCAGGGCATCCGTAACTCGCATCTGACATCCATCGCACCTACCGGGACTATCAGCCTCACCGCTGACAACGTGTCGAGTGGTATTGAGCCACCCTTCAGCCTCTACTATGACCGCACCATCCAGCAGTTTGACGGGCATCAGGTACAGCGTGTCGAGGATTATGCTTACCGTCAGGGTGTCTCTGGCCGTACTGCCAACGAGATTTCAGCAGAGGAACACCTCGCTGTTCTGGCTCTGTCTTCTCAGTTTGTCGATAGTGCTGTCTCCAAGACCTGTAATGTGGGTGACAATGTGACCTACGATGAGTTCAAGAACCTGTATTACAATGCGTGGAAACAAGGATGCAAAGGAATAACTACCTTCCGTGCCGCTGGAAAAAGGTATGGAATTTTGAACGAGGTAAAAGAAGACGAGCCAAACGCAGAAGCTTGCTTCATTGACCCGGATACTGGTCTAAAGTCCTGCGAATAATACCCACCATATAAGAGGACTAGAATGTCTAAAGAAAATAAACAAGTAGAACACTTGCCCGTCACAGTGGTTCAACTAATAGATACACTAGACCATGTATTTCCTGAAGAATCTGCCCGACTAGAGTGGTCAGACAGAGAGGTTTGGGTAAAGGCTGGTCAAAGGTCTGTCGTTAATTGGTTGTTAGAGTTGAAAAGACGGGATGAAAACCCTAACAATATTGAGGATGGATAGATGTGTGACCCAGTTACAATTATAGCGTCTGTCGGAACAGCACTTTTAGCTAAAAAAGTCACTGACGATGCCGCTAAAAAACAAGAAAAAGCCTATAAAGCACAAATTGAAAAAGCGAATGAAGAAGCCGCTAACGCCAATAAGAAGTTTCTAGAACAGCAAGCATCAGACGCTGTTAATCCAAACCTAGTTAAGAAAACAGGTGCAGGAGACACAGGCACAGATGCACTGAAAATCAAAAAGACTGCTGGTGCGGCTATGAATACCCTAGGAATGGGGGGAGCTTCTGGAACTGGTGTGAATATAGCCTAACAAATTAGAAGGTAAATCGTTATGCACGAGAACACTTCCTGCGCCAAGCGGTACTACAAACTTGCGGCTGACAGGGAGATTTACCTTGACCGGGCAAGAGAGTGTTCGGAATTAACTCTTCCTGCCCTTATTACCCCAGAAGGCTTTAGTTCTGCTACAGACCTATATCAGCCCTTCCAAAGCATCGGCGCACGAGGTGTCAATAATCTGGCATCTAAACTGATGCTTCTTCTTTTCCCACCTAACTCTCCCTTCTTCCGTCTGGCGATGGATACTAAAACCAAAACAGAACTAGATGGTGAAGGTGAACTTAGGGCAGAAATCGAACAGGGACTTGCTGGCGTTGAGCGAGAAGTCATGGGAGAAATTGAATCCCGTGCTTTGAGAGTACACGTATTTGAGGCTCTCAAGCATCTGATTGTTTCTGGTAATGTACTTATACATCTCCCCAAAAAAGGTGGACTCAGAGTTTTTCCTCTGTCCTGCTTTGTCACTAAACGTGACCCTGCCGGGGAGCTACTTGAGGTTATCCTAGAGGAAAAGGTGTCCCCACGGGCACTGCCTGAAGGCATCGAAAATATTGATTACACAGGCGATGAAGACCTCAAGATTTATACAAAAATTTATAGAACCGATTCCGATAACTATTATGTTTATCAGGAAGTCGAGGGACAAATAGTCCCCGGCTCTGAAGGCCAATACAAGAAAGCACTAATGCCGTGGATTGCACTGCGGATGGTACACTTGGATGGTGAAGACTATGGACGCTCTTTCGTGGAAGAGTATCTAGGTGACCTCAAGTCATTAGAAGGCTTGATGGAAGCGTTGGTAAGCTCTGCCGCCGCCAGCGCAAAGCTAGTATTCATGGTGAGGCCAAATGCTAGTGTCCGAAGAACTGACCTTGCTAAATCAAAGAACGGCGATGTCATTCTGGGTGACCCCAATGATGTCCGTGTACTTCAGACTGAAAAGTACCCAGATATGCGTGTCGTACTGGAAACTGTACAGCGCATTGAAGAACGTATTTCTTATGCGTTCCTTCTCAACACCGCTATCCAGCGTAATGCTGAACGGGTAACGGCTGAAGAGATACGCTTTATGGCACAGGAACTAGAGTCAGCCCTTGGGGGTGTGTACTCAATCCTGTCACAAGAGATGCAACTGCCTGTAGTAAAGATACTTATGGACAGTATGTCTGCATCTAAGAAAATCCCCAAGCTACCAAAGGGAACAGTTACCCCTGTTATTGTTACAGGTGTAGAAGCTTTGGGGCGTGGAAATGACCTCAACAAACTTAGGGCATATATGGCTGACCTTGTTCAGTTAGCTGGCGTAAGTCCTGAGACAATATCACGAGTAAACTTTGGTGACCTTGTAAACCGTTTGGCTACAGGGCACGGCATTGACACTATCGGTCTGATGAAGACTGAACAAGAACTGCAAGCAGAAATGCAAGCACAACAAGAGGCGCAACAACAACAAATGATTGCCCAAACACTCCAAGATGCCGCACCAGATGTGATTAAAGAAGCTGTAAAACAGCAAGGATAAAAATGACAACACCCAAAATGACTTTGAAGAACGACAACCCAAAGGAAGAAAAGGCAAAGAAGCCTGAGTATCCAGCGTGGCCGGGACGAGAGGTTGCTGAAGTTGGTAAGAAATACATCAACAAAAAAGGCAACATCATACAGTTGGGAGCGTCTAAGTAATGGCTGAAACACAATCAATACAGGTAGAAGGCAATGTCACAGGAAGTGAAGCACCAGTACCAGAAGTTGCTGAAGACCGTCCTGAGTGGCTACCAGAAAAGTTTAAGTCTCCTGAAGAACTTTCTAAGGCATATGGTGAGTTGGAAAAACAATTCACTCAGAGCCGCCAAGAATCTAATCAAAGTGATACTTCAGAGCCTGAACCAGAAGCTACAGCGGATGCTCGACAGGCTGTAGAAAATGCAGGGCTAGACTTTGAATCTTTGCGGAATGAATTTTCCGAATCTGGCGAACTATCTAATAAAACTTACGATGACCTACAGGCACGAGGTATTCCACGAGATATGGTGGACTCGTTCATTGATGGTCAAAAATCTCTAGCCGCCGAATATCAAGGCGAACTATACAGTTATGCTGGGGGCGAAGAGAACTACGAACAGATGTCCGAATGGGCAACTGAAAATATGTCTGACGATGAGATTGATGCCTATAACGATGCAATCGTTTCAGGTAATCCATCACAAGCAAAGCTGGCTATTGAAGCACTTCATTCACGTTATGTGAAAGAAAATGGTTCAGCACCTAGCCTTGTTGGTGGTAAAGCATCTTCATCAGTAGACACTTACGCAAGCTGGGCACAGGTAACCACTGATATGGCAAAACCTGAATACAAGAAAGACTCAGCGTATAGACAAGCTGTGTCTAATAAACTGGCTAGGAGTAATCCGTCATAACTTAACCAGCCTATCAAGGCTGTTAGAAAGTTATCTCTATCCTAATAAACCGTTTGGCTCTCTGCGGAGAACACCCTTTCTGGCGAGTAGTGATTAGCAGAATAACAACCAACTTTAATTTAACTTTTTGAGGAAACGAAAATGGCTAATGCTAACGTATCCGAAATTGGTAAGGTAAATAATGCTGGTACTGCTGATGCCCTCTTTCTGAAGGTGTTTGCAGGAGAAGTCCTTACCAGTTTTGAACAAACTACAGTGACTGCCGATAAGCATATGATTCGTACTATTGCTAACGGTAAGTCAGCACAGTTCCCCGTGATGGGTCGCAGTGAAGCGGCATATCACACTCCGGGCAATGAAATTACTGGCACTGACATCAACCATAATGAGAAGGTCATCACAATCAATGACCTGTTGATTTCAAGCCACTTCATTGCAAATATTGATGAAGCTAAGAACCACTACGATGTTCGTTCAGTCTACTCGCAAGAGATGGGACGGGCACTTGCTTTCCAAATGGACAAGCACGTTCTTCAGACTATGCTTCAAGCCGCCGCCGCTTCAGCTAACGTAGCTGACAGTGGTTATGCTTCAGGTACAATCATCACTAGTGCAAACTCAGGTACAGCCGCCGCTGACTTGATTGCCGCACTGTATGATGCCGCCGAAGCTTTGGATGATGCTTATGTACCATCCGAAGGCCGCTTTGCCTTCCTGAAGCCAGAACAGTATTACCTGTTGGCTAATGCTTCTAACGCAATCAATGTGGATTTCTCCGGCCAAGGCTCTATTGCCACTGGTCAAGTCCCACAGCTTGCTGGTCTTAACCTGATTAAGACATCACATCTACCTACCGCAAACATTACAGGTACTGGTGTAGATGCTGGTGGTTCTGGTTCAGCACAAGCTGTTGATGCGTCCAATACGACTGCCCTCGTTGCACATACCTCTTCTGTAGGTACTGTGAAGCTGATGGACTTGGCTGTTGAGTCAGATTATGACATTCGCCGTCAAGGTACTCTTATGGTTGCTAAGTACGCAATGGGACATGGTGTCCTGCGTCCAGAAGCGGCTGTACAGATTCAGTCTGCATAAATCCTATAGCGGAAGTCTTTCGGGGCTTCCGCTTTTTTTTACATTTAAGGAACTAACATCATGGCTCTTATTGCACCAACCTCAAAGATTGAGGCTGTAAATATTATGCTTTCAGCCATCGGTGAGTCTCCTATATCTAGTCTGAACAACCCGTCATTGGTGGATGTGTCTTTGGCTGAGTCCATATTAGATGAGACTTCAGTAGATATACAAACACAGGGACTACACTGTAACACTGAAATCAACTACCCCTTAACAGCTAATGTTAATGGCGAAATCATTGTACCTACCAACTGTGTACGAATTGACACCACAGAAACATCGGCTGATATAGATGTAACTCAGCGTGGCAACCGTCTATATGACCGGGGAAAACGAAGCTTCACATCCTTCACAGGAACACTCCGTGTTGAGATGGTACTGTTGCTGGACTTTGAAGACCTACCACAGCACGTTAGACGATACTCCACTGTAAAAGCCGCTAGACGTTTCCAAGGCCGTTACATCGGCTCTGAGAGCCTTGGTGGGTTTACAGAGATAGATGAACGTGAAGCAATGGTTCAGTTTGAACGTGCAGAGAAGTTGAACGAAGACAACAACATTCTGTCAGACAACTTTGATACATACAAAATTCTTTCACGAGGTTCGCCTCGCAGAGCAGTAAGGTTCTAAGTTATGCCTCTAGTTTCTACCAGTATCCCGAATCTACTTAATGGGGTTAGTCAACAGCCATCGTCACTACGACAGTTGACTCAGGGAGAAACTCAAATCAACGCTTTGTCATCAGTTATTGATGGACTTATTAAGCGTCCTAGCACAGAGCATATTGCTAAAATATTAAACAGTACCGTGACCGATGCGGCTGTTCATATTATTGATAGAGGTGTTGATAATAGACACATTGTTGTAGTTACAGCTACTAATTCATCCGCAACGGTGGCTGTGTTTACGCTAACTGGAACTTCTGTTACGACAAATGTAACCAGTAGTGCTGACCAATATCTATACACAAACAACCCTCAAAGAGACTTAAAGTTTCTGACGATTGCTGATACGACTTTTATTCTTAATAAGTCACAAACAACAGCAATGAAAAACACCACTACGCCGGGTACTCTTGAATCTAAAAAGTACCAAAGCTTTTCAGATTTGCCTACTAACAGAGAAAC